AAAAGTCAATCAAATCGATGACCTACTCCCTCAAAACTGGAAACAATTAAACTAGGTGTACTTTACCGGGGGGATACCTTAAAATAGCAAAGCTTATGGTCATTGCTTTTTTAACAACGAAACCTTTCAATAAAATGAAATCAATGGATGACTTGAGTAAACATTTGATTGACCTGAAATTTAAGTAACTGCTGCCAACATGGCACAGGCGAACAAGCCGGGGTTTTATCTTAGTTCAAAATCTTTCCCCATGTTTCTTTATATTAGCTTCAAAATAGCGTTCCTCAACCCCGGCCTGCGCCTGTGCCAGGAACGTTGGCGGCAAGTTTTGAAGACAGTGCAAATTCCAACCTGACAAGTATGAAACATGATTATAGAAAACAATCCAGCGACAAAACAACAGCATGACGACTGGAAGCATAGAATCAAAGCTGAGTTTCCCGACACTGATTTTTCTCTTAGTTCGGACTATTTATGCTTGATTCATTACCTTGACAAAGCCCCGCAAAAATTTTATTCAAGAGAAGCATTCAAACAGTATCTCACATTTTTAGAGAGCGTAAAACTGACAGACCCCAAATTACTTGCAGACATCCTTATTGACGCAGAACCACTTTTAAGTATTTCAAACAGGATTTTGACAGAGGTAAATGACAAACCTATACACGACACATTTTTGCCTAAAGAGCATAACGACTTAATAAACTTCATAGATAAAGAGATCCATTACAACCTATTAAAAGTATATGAAACCCCCTTCTTTCACTTATCAAAAATTGTTGCAAAATATCATTGGATTAAGGCAAAAAAAGGAACTGATGGCTTAGACCTTTACAATTCAGTTGAGCAACTTAAAAAAGTAGGCTTTGGTTTTGTTGATAGGTTTTACCTTCACGATGTAAGAAATGGTATTGCACATGGCAAGGTAATTTTTACAGACATGGACATTACCTACATTGACAAGAAAGGCGGTAAAGCAAAAATACCAACCCGAAAAATCATTGACACATTAGATGGCACACTTGATATTACAAACGGTTTTTGCCTCGCTTTCAAAGTTTTTTCCTTAACCAATTCCGACTTCTTTGAAACTTATGGAATACAAATTCCTCAATCAATATTGTTAGAGGAGTTACAAGCAAAAGCAAACGGACCAGCATGGACAATTACCAACTGCCTTGAGAGTGTTGCAATGCACGACAAAAAACAGCTAATGATTTATGTGAAAAATGATAATTGGGATTATAGCAAAGTCCATTGGTATTCTTTCACGACTGCAATGTGGGCAGAGGCACTAACAAAATCTTACGACCGTATTTTTTTCTCTCTGCATTCAACACACAATCAACTATCCCCGACAGGTTGGGCTGCTTACGATGCAACCAAATTTAGAAAACTGAGAGAAGTAAAAGAAAAGAGCTTTGAGGCGTTTAAGGGAGTTCTTGAAGGCGATTTAATATTTTTCATTCCCAAGATTAAATTTCCCAAATTCATTTACAAACTTGGGACATATAGAAGTATCTTAAAAACCACATTTCCTTTAGCTTGGAAAAAATATATTGACACATATTTCCCCAACCCTTTCTTTTTTAGAGAAACTCAAATCCATTCAAAAAAATATTTTACTGTTGTTCAAGACCCAAGTGTAGTTATTAAACCTAACTTTCAAGACGATATTGAAGGGCTGATTAGAAAAAATAGAAAGCGAATAGTGAACCTTGCAATTAAATATTCACGAAGCCAATGCAGTAGATTTTCTTTGACAAGATATTTGCCTGTAAAATATATACGAGTATTTATTTACGACACAGACAAGAGAGTGCGTAATCTTCGTAACTTTGGACTAATTTCTGATTTAGTTGCGACAATTGAAGTAAACACCACCAAGCGTATAGAGACAATTGACATAATCGGTGGGACAATAGAACAAATTGGGAAGTATAGAATCGTTTGGAACAAGAGGTGGCTGGACAAGAGACAAACATTAGTGCAAACTCTAAACGACACCGCTTCGAATGAAAAGTAAACCAGCCGCCAACAAATAAGGCTTAAACGAAGCCCTTCTTCCGGCTTCGATTTAAGCCTGTGTTGAATGAAGCTTGCGGTTGACCTTCCAACTTTAGTGGAAGTGAAATTTTTCTATGGGGTTTGACTAAAGTTTGGTATTACCTTTTTATACTTTTTGTATGCTCAATTATTAAAGCAATTGCCATTATTGCCTAGGCAAGCGTTCTCTTCCTTGCTGTTTTTAACCCGGATTACGCATTTGAACTTCGTCATGAGGGCCAAAAGGCCAAAGAAATTGGCAGTTTCACGAGCAAGGCATAATGAATCTTTATGACGAGTGAGGGAAACTGAGTTTACGCCCAATTTCAAAGGCATTTTGGGCAGTAATAGATGGTCAAATGCGTATTCCGGGTTTAACCTTTTAGAGGGGCTTTGTTTACTTTTTGCTGATATTGAGCATAGCTTCGCCTGTTCGCATTGTATATGCAAAAAAAATCAGGTCTTTGGTGCTGGCTGCGTCTTGGCTAATTTTGGTGGAGATTCCGGATCAAATTGACCACCTGTATCGGGCAAAATGACCCCAGCAAAGAGAAGTCAAGTAAAATTGAATTAAACTAAGAATAAATCATTCTAAGGGGGGTAAAACCAACTGTCCTTAATTCATAAACGGCAAAAAACGGCAAAAATGGCCACCAGTGCGGATTTGGCCGTTTTTATTAAAAAAGTCGTCCAAAAACCAACTGTCCGAAAGTTCGCTTTTGGGTTCATTTAGGTTCCCTTTTTAAGTGGGTTTCCCTGTGAACCATTCAACTTTATTCATGTGGGTGCATTGGATATGCCAAGAAAAGCCCTAAAAGCCCTAAAAACAGGCTTTTAGGGCTTTTTTATTGCCCCTGAAACTTACATCCAATTGGCTCCAAAATGCAGTTTTGCTTTAGGGTAAAAATTACCGCGCGAAAACCTTAAAAATCTTTAAGACGGACACTTAGGCGGACACTTAGGCGGACATAAGTCGGCTTTTAAATGCTCGTAAATACCCCCTTATGGCACTTTTTTAGCGTCTAAAGTGGCCTTTTTGGGCCTTAAGTACCCACTTATGGCAAGTAGTAAATATTCTGATAGTCAATCAAATACGATTTTTTACTAAGGTTTTTAGCCTAAAAATGTGCGTGATTTTGTGTGTAGGGCTGTTTATTGAGGCTAATTCTCCTCAATTATTCCGGAAAATGTTGGACTGATTTAGTTATTCCAGGGTGATGCCCCCCAGGACTAAGGCTATGTTTCTGATATCTGATTGAGGAACTTCAAAGTCTGGATACTCCTTATTGTCGCTTCTTAGCAGGTAGTGATCAGCTTTTATTCCTGGTAGAATTCTTTTTATCATTACGCCTTGGGTAAAGGTGTCTATTACGTAAATTTTATTCCATTGAATGTATAACCGATCGCTGATAAACATGCAGGCTACGATATCACCATTGTTGTACTTGGGGAGCATGGAGACTCCCCTTACAGGAATGAGAAAATCTGCGGCATCATTGAAAAGGGGAATAATATACCTTTCCTCTATTTTGTTAAAATCAATTGAGTAGTCAGTGTTATTGCTTATTCCTGCAAAGGCCTCGATGGGTATAAGAGGAATGCTTCCAGGAACAGGAAATTGACTATTCCCACTTTTAGAAGCCGTGTTTTTTGAGCCAACTGGCTTGATGTCAAGACCCATGTCGGAATTTAGAAGCGCATCCATTGGAACGTCAAAAATCTTGACTATTTTGCTTAGGATTTCATAGTTCGGCATACTTAAACCACTCTCATAATTGGTGATTGTAGTCCTTCCTACCTCCAATTTATCCGCTAAGTCACCCTGTGTTATCTTATTTTTCTTTCTAAGAAACAGAAGGTTATCCTTAAAGTAAGTCATTTTTCATAACATTAGGGTCAAGTTTATTGACATTGTCAAGTTTATTATTGTGCTTTGTTGCCACAATTAAAACAAATGTATATGACTTTAGAGGAGATAAAAAAGAATTTGAATCGCGAAGACGCCGTTTTTATTGGAAAAAATCTTGGATATACAGGCGAATACGTGCGGATGGTCCTAAACGGAACCAGAAAAAATCAAAAAATTATTGAAGCGGCGATTGTGGTTGCAAAGAACCGTGAAAGCCTTGAGTCTCAAATTTCGGCCTTAGCGGGTTTGTAGGTATGAATACCCCCTACGAAACATACAATAATCAGATTGGGGTTAGGCTTAGCTTCATTGTTAAAGAGGAAGCTATCTGCCATCCAGATAGCTTGAGGCTATTAAGCTACTCGGCTTATGAAAAAAGAGCCATTCGGCACAAAGGATTTAAGCTAAGGGCTGGTCTTGGGTTTGGGAATGAAGTTCTATTATCCTGGAACAACTTACCACAAGAATGGCAATATGCCCTTGAGCAAAAGTTTGGAAATCCTGTTCTGGAAGTAAACCATATTGAAAAATTCTTCTTCATTGATGAGGAAGCTCGCAGATTCTATGATGGGTTCACTTTTGCTGACGGATTACACCTTCGCCCTGAACAAATAAGTCAGTATACGATAAATTCTAGCGTACTTCAAGCATTTGCCAAAGCAAAACGTGATCGGGAAATAATGCATAAGAGGCAGGGCAATTCTTCTCGTGGACTTTGGCCTGGACTTCTTAAAGACCTTGCCTGTTTTAATAACATTTTAAAAGCAAAGTACGATGGCATTCAACATACCCTTCCAGGAAGTGAACGTAGGATTAGAGAGGATTTGAAGGGATTTGCTCAATTAAAGTACGAGTATTATGTGGATGGCAGAAACAAGAATGCAGCTGCAGCCAAAGTATCAAATGATACTCAACATGCCATGCTTGAACAGTTGCTGAAAAACCCTAAGAATCTTGATAATGAACAGGTAGCATACCTGTACAATGCAGCTGCTACTGCGTTGGGATGGAAGGCCATAGATGCCAGCACCGTTGCCTTGTATCGGAAAAAGCTAGGTCTGTACATATACGGAGGAAATCGCGGAGAATCACAATTTGACAACAACTTTGGAATGCAGGTTAAGAGAAGGGCTCCAAGTGCATCAATGGCCTTTTGGACAATGGACTCATGGGATGCTGAATTGTTGTACCAAGAGGAGATAATTGACAAGAAGGGCCACAAGAAAACTACCTACCATAACAGAATGACAGTTTGTGTAGTTCTTGACCCAGTGGCTGGATTAGATTATCCAATTGGCTATGCAATTGGTACGCACGAAACGCCAGATCTAATTACTGCGGCACTTAGGGATGCAGCCAACCACACCAAGGAATTGTTTGGTGCCAGGTATAAGCCTAAACAATTACAGAGCGACCGATATGCATTAAAAGCATTGACACCGGTTTACGAAGCTATGTCGGAGTATTTTACTCCTGCTAGGGTAAAGAACGCTAAATCGAAGAAGGTTGAAAGGCATTTTGCCAGCCTCAATAAGCTTTGCCAAATGTACTTTAAGAACTGGTCTGGCTTTAACGTTACATCAACCCCAGAGAATCAGCCAAATTCGGATTATTTGAACCAGATTCGCCACTCATTTCCTGACAAACAGGGCTGTATCAACCAAATTCACAGGCTGATCGCTTTGGACAGAAAAGACAAAACTGCTGAGTATGTTCAAAGATTTGAAGATATGCCGGTGGCCGAAAGATTGCCATTGTCTAACGCTGAATACTTGTATTTGTTTGGGCAAACTCATAGCCATACCAACAAATTAAAAGGCTCCGGATTAACTCCAATTCTCCTAGGTGAACAAAGGGCATTTGACTGTTTTGACATTCGCTTCCGTGAAAATGGATACATGGATTGGGCGATTAAGTATGACCCTGAAAATTTAGACTCAATCCTGGTGTTAAATGCCAAATCTGACGCTAATGGCAAGCTTGACCATATTATCGGTACCCACCGATTTGAACTACAAGCCAAATACATTCAACCAATGGCATTGTATGATCGTAAAGACGGTGATAATGAAGAGTTACAAAAAGTATTCACATACAATAAGGAACTAAAAGCCGGAATTATTGAACGTTCAGTACAGAAACAGGTATTAATTGATGAGGTATTTACCACCAACCCTCAACTCAACGACACATTAACCAAGCTCATGCTTGTTGACTCTGATGGTCAACACAAGAACCAAAGGAATTTATCTGCAGGAAGGGCCAGCAGTAAAATGCAAGAATTAGAAATTACGGAGACCAGCTATGTGACTCCAGCTCCAAGCCCAATGGAGGAATATGAAATTATTGAGGATGATGTAAGAAAGCAGTATTAACAACTCTTTAAACCCCCTTTAAAAATGAATAGAAACGGACTAATTAAGCATGTTGAACTCTGGGTAGCTAAACTCGGAAGTTTAACTCAAGTGGCAAACAAATGCCAAATTAATGTTGGAGCACTCAGCACCATCATGGCAGGTAAGTATGGCGCCAACGAAAGTGCAATGCTCCAAAAAATTGCCAATAAGCTGGACTACAAAGAAAGTAACTGGAAAATTGTGCGGTCAATATCGAACTACAAGACCATCCAGGCTATGTACACCAACGCTAAGGAGGAGAGTATGTGGTTTTGTTTAAGCAATAAAGCTGGTAGCGGAAAAACTGAAACTGAACAAGATTTATTCAATAACGACACTACAGGAACTGTTGTTTTTATTCAGGCAGAGGAATGGAGTGGCCGCCAGTTTTTGAGCAAATTGATTGAAAAGACAGTTGGCGAAAATGCCCTAAAGGGCTCGTATAAGAACCTGAGCCAGCTTATGGATATTGTGGCCAACTACTTTAACGATATGAGCCTGGAGCGCCCTGTATTGCTTATTGACGAGGCTGATAAACTTAAGCCAGGAGCTTTACGGACCTTGATTCCTCTGTTTAACCGCACTGAGGACAGGCTAGGGCTTATTATGTCTGGAACTGAGAATCTGGAAAAGGAAATAAGGCAAGGAGTAAGGTTGAAGAAGAAGGGTTACGATGAGCTTGAAAGCAGGTTTGGCAGGTCATACATTCACCTTAAAGGGGCTACCGAAAAAGAGGTACAGGCTATTTGCGAGGCGAATGGAATAGACACTCCGGAAACTATTGCGCTGATTTGGGGTGAGCTTGAAAAGGAGAGCAAGCCCGTTACAGTGAAAACCCCAACCGGAACTAAGGATGTAATGATGCCATTTGTTGAGGATTTCCGCCGATTGAAAAGACTGATTAAACGTGAGTTACTTCTTAAAAAGGCGGCTTAATGAGAAAGGTAATTTCCTCCGGTATGATGTTGAAAATTAAACATAAGACTTTACAATGGGCTCCTAAATGGGTAAATGCTTTTGGGAACCCAGAGGAGTGCGGAGTTTGGATTATTTGGGGAAATAGTGGGAATGGCAAAAGCAATTTTGTGATGCAGCTGTTGGCAGAGCTTTCTTTAAATAAGCGGGTTTTTTACAACAGCCTTGAAGAGGGTTTTGGACTTACAATGCAGCAAAGTTTACAACGAGTAAGCACTCAACTTAACCATAGGAATGTGCTGTTTGGTAAGGAGAGTGTTGAGGAACTAGAAGCAAGATTGAAGAAACGCCGCAGCCCAGATGTTGTAATTACCGATAGTTTCCAATACTTACTAATTGGGTACGCCAGGTATAAAAAACTTAAGGAGGCATTTCCCAACAAACTGTTCATTATGGTGAGCCATGCTGAGGGGAAACAACCAGCAGGAAGAACAGCCAAGGCAGTAAAGTTTGACGCCGACATGAAAATATGGGTTGAAGGTTTTAAAGCAATTAGCAACGGAAGGCACAACCCAGGAGGTGAGTATGTGATTTGGAAGGAAGGAGCTGAAGCATACCACGGAACTGGAGCTTCTTACAATGGATTAACAAGCAAAATGTAAATAGAATGAAAACAACATGTATGGTTTATGTGGGACAGTCCTACGTGCCAAAAAACAGGCTGGAAAATGCCATCCAGGAGTACCTGAAACTTAACGACAGAAAGCTTTTAAGTGGTAATGAAATTGCCGAATTCAAAAAGGCCATCCTAGACCAAATTTCAGCTTTTAATGATAAATATTCCCGATGCACGCCAGTTAGAGCTTCCTGGATAAAAAATCATGAAAACAAACAGCCAGCGGATGAAATCCTTAGCCTGGGCGGTTCATTAATCTGCAATTTATACCTATACCAAATTAATAATTGAGTTATGAAAGCAATTGAAGAGGGTGCCATTTCAAGCCCTGAAAGGTTAATTCAAGACCTTACAACACACCTAATAGTTTCCTATATGGTAATCGTGGTGTTATTCCTATCTCTTTTTGCGTGTTTGGTTATTAACCATTCATATAGGCAAACCAATAAGCACCTTAAGCAAGAAAATAACCGGATAGCAGATTACATGCAAGGAAGAGTTCAGTCATCCAAAATAATTGATTAAGCCATGTATAAAGTTACAATTCCCAGACCAGCAGTTAAACCTACTCCTGACGAGGAGCTTCTGAAGCTGGACATTATTGAGTTGACTCGCAGGTCACATTTTAGCGTTTACACTTTGCTTGACGATGTGAAGATTCTAATCATTAAGCGGGGCTTGGAAAGGAGCCATGAAGCATCTATTTCTGGCGACTGCCTATCAGTGGTGGTTACAAGAATCAACAAAGGGTCGATAATTCTTGAAGTAAACCCAATTGAATAACTACCAAGCGCATGAAAACCCTACAAAATGAGGCCTCAATAATGGCTGCAATAATGAAGCTTACAGGCGTTACTGAAATGGAGTACAAGCAAACACTTCTTACTTGCGGAGCAAACTACATTCTGAAGGTTGCCAAAAGCGAGGAAATGGCAAAATCAATTGCAGATAGCAGAGTTTTCTGGCTGTTTTATCGCAACCAATTCTTGCTAATTGACAAGGCTCTGTTGGAAAAACCTGAAGTGCCGGCCTTTCCGCAAACGTTGGTTTTAAGTCTGTATGAGGGGGTAAAGCCTGTGAGTATGCGCAGGTACTGGGAAATCCTTCATAACCCGGACTCTATTGTAGCTTATCCTGGCAAAGAGGTTTGGGCAGACATTAACAAGGTCAAGATTACTGAAGCTAAACACATTTCAAACAAAAAGTAAATTCTAAATGAAATACGACAAATTAACAAAAACCGAACTAGAGGCCTTGCTTGAAAAAAAGGAGAAGCAAGCCGAAAACTTGAGTGCATGGCTTAGCAAGCACGATAACAGTGAGCCTGAATACAAACGGGTTTGGCAGGATAGAACAGAGCTAAACCAAGATATTGAGACCTTGAAATTAAGGCTTAAACGGTTAGCAAAGCCACTGGAAAGAAGTTTAAACGAATCATTCGAACTTTAATAACAAATAACACATGTCAGCACTAGAAAAACTTAGCCCCTCAGAAAGACAGGCCCTAATGGAAGAAGCCAGGAAAGAGCTAAAGGAACTTGAAGAACGCGAAAAAGCAGAGCGAAGAACCTACAAAGAGATTGCCTCTAATGAGGTTTACAACCATGTTAAGCGTTTGAAGGAAACGGTTGAAGCAATGAAATCTGTTAAGGTTGAAATCTACAATTCACTTAGAACCTTAGTTGAAAGCAAAAAAGAGGTTTTTGACACCCAGGAAAGTCAAAAGAGCCACACATTTACCACCACCGATGGGCGATTCAGAATAATTATGGGTGTGCGGGATATTAGTCAGTGGGATGGAACGGAAACGGCGGGTATCAACAAAATTCAAGACTACCTGAAGAGTTTGGCAAAAGATACCAGAAGTGCCGAGCTAGTTAATATGGTTCAAGGTATGCTAAAGCCAGACAAAAAGGGCATGCTAGACCCCAGAAGAATTGTAGAGCTGAGCAAAATTGCCGAAGAGGGCGGAAACGAGCTGTTTATGGATGGTATCAATATCATTATTGCCGCCTACAAAGTGGTAGGAAGTAAAATGTTTTTAGAGGCCTACGAAAAGTCTAAAGACAATTCCTGGCAAAATATCAATTTGAATTTCTCCGAGATAAGGATTGAATAAGGAACTGAAGTTTGCCACTTTGGTTGGTTACTGGTTATCTAGCGCGGGGTTAGTCTTGCGGGGGTTCGACTCCCCCGCCTAGAGCAAAGGTGGGAACAGGCACACTGAACATTTATACCAATGACAATTGATGAATTGATTTGTCCGGAATGCGGCAGCTCCAAATGTATTGAGGTTGGAACGATTGGGGAATGTATTGACTGCGATAATATCTGGGAATTAGAACCAGCGGCGCAGGAAGGTTTAAACGAGGATTAAAGGCGCCACAAGGCTAATACAATAACTATGCAAGAATTAACCACAGCTCAACAGGTGCTTTTTGAAACCATGAACTCCCAGCGCTGGAAGGAGGTTGACGAGAACCTAAGTTTAGCAGAGTTTAGGGAAATTTTGACTAACGAGTTTCATCCGGCACATTTGTTTGTAATGGGACTGCTGGCCGCCATGGACTCTTATGGCCAATTAAAGTGGAAAGAGTGCTACGAGGTAACTTGGAGTAAAATAAATGAGGCGTTAGGCCCTTTACCCTTAGAGGAATCTAGTGTGCTGGTTGGTGTTCTTTGTCCGCCTTTTAAACCCTAAACACAGGGAATAATTAGTAACAAGAAAGCAAATGAAGGTGTGGGGGTTTTCTCTTCACTTTTTGAAATGGAAGTGGTTTAAAAACCTTTGAAACCTTTTGCTTTTTGCCTGGTGAAATGGCGCTTTTCTTTTTGTGCATGGCTTTGATTTTTTGATTCTGGATATTTTGAATAGCCAAATGTGAAATAAATATCCAAACTGCTAAAGGACAGCTAGCCAAAACCAGGTAAGCGGAAAAGAGAACGGATTGAGATTGCACATATTCAGCTATTTAAGGATAAGGCAAAGAAGGGACTGTGCATGCCACCAGTGCCAGCAGGAGTATCAGAAAGAAATAAATTAATAAAACGACACTATGAAAAAAGCAATTTTTAAAGAACTGACATTTAAAAACAAAGATGAGTTCGATAGTTGGCTAAATGCCACCACTTTCAAAAAAATAACCTTGAAAGATTTAGGCCAGGATATGTTGAACATTTGGGTTCATGAATCCGGTGAAATTCTGAACTGCGATTTTCACTGGAGAGTCTTCACCGGAAAGTTTATTGATATGAATAAGCTTAAAGTTGGAGACAATTTAAGAATCTGGGATGAAGACGAGGGTGGGTTTGTTTGGTATAGTGGATTGATAGTAAAAAAATTGTCTAGACCCTCTAGCAATAAAGGAAGGGACAAAAAAAGGACATCTGGCGTCCTGCAAGAAAGAATTGGATAGTAACCATTAAAAATAACCGCATGTATTACAAAATAACAAGAAAGGAAAGTGAGCTTTATCAAAGGCTCTTGAAGTTGCTCAATGATGAAAAGCAAATGGAGCAACGCAATTGGAATCAGGTAAAAGCAATTTGCACTCCGGATTGGGAGCACTGGATAGGCTATCCAGCAGACCGCAACTTGTTAAGGGTTAACATCTACATTGGATTTATGTTTAAAGAACCTGAGCTAGTTTGCAAAAAGACATGGACACCTGATCGGGAGGAGCCGGAATATTTTGTGCCCAACCGAAGAACCAGGTTAGGCAGAGAGATGTACGACTTTTTAAACCGGGGCTTAGAAAGGAGCTCAGTTTGGGATGTATTCGATATTCTGAAAGTGAATTTTAGAGGTAAGTTCACTATTCCATTAATTGAAATAGCTTTTGGTGAAATTCTTCTTTCATTAGACCATAGATGGAATATTGAGCACCCCGATTTGGTTGAGATTACACAAAAGGAATATTTACAAAAAAGGGAAATGGGGGTAAATCATGGCCAAGAATAGAGAAACATGGATACGTGATTTTGTACTTACGGTTGAGAGCATGCGAACCGAACAGAAAAGGTTTTTTGCCACCAAGCAACCCGTACACCTTCAAAATTCAAAGGCCTATGAAAAGGAGGTTGATACGCTAATACGTGAGTTTAAACTTGGAGAAGCTCCGGCCCCAGATTCAAGCCAAATTAAACTATTTGAGGACCATGGATAATAGAAAACTTGCGCGCTTTCATGCGCTCTTAGCCTTATGCAAAAAGCAGGCTTACAAAATAGATTATGTAGTTGATGTGAGCAACGGACGCACCCAGAGCAGTAAAGAGCTTACTGACCAAGAAATGGACCAGGTAATTGAAACTTTGGTGAGTGAGTGGCACCAGAGCCTAGGAAAGAAGAAGCCGGAGGAAGATAAGATGCGGAAAAAGGTGATTAGTATTTGCCATGAACTAGGCTGGCATTTGCCAGGAACCACCCAAATTGACATGAATGCGGTTAACCGCTTTTGTGAAACCCATAGCTACCTTAAGAAAAGGCTTAATAAATACACTTTGCAAGAGCTGCCCAAGTTGGTAAGCCAGTTTGAACAAGTATTGAAATCTTACTATAAATCTGCCGAGAAAAATGCCTAAACAAAAGCTTTCCTATGCCGACCTTCTTGAAATAGACAAGCATTGTAATGCATGTATTGAATACCTGAGTAATACCGGAGTTTCAGGCGAAAATTTACACCTAAACAAGTGCCTTGCACTGGTGTTTTTTGGCATAAAGGTAAAAGTTGCCGGAAAACTTGCAGGCGTTGTTCCTGGTAAAGGTTGCAGCCTGAAACTAACTGATATTCAAATGCAGGCAATTTACCACGTTAGAAATGAAAGGCATGTTTCTTCTGCAGAAACCGATAACGGAATTGTTAGACTGTTAACTTTAAATACCAAATGATTAGCAAGTACCAGTTGTTTAGTGAAAAGCTTGAAGGCTTTATTGTTTTGGTGTATGAAAATGGCCATTTTAAAAGCCTTGTATGCGAGTTTGGCCACGAAATGGACAATGACCAGTTTAGTAAGCTAAAACAGCATATACCGCTTTTGGAAGCCGAAGTGGGCAAACTTTCGGTATTGGGTCTTTTGCCCAAGGGCAAGGCCCCACTTAAAACCAATGAAAAAATTGCAGCATTTTGTAGATTCTATGAGGAGCATTTAAAAATTAAGTACAAGGTAAGCCCCAGCGACTCTGGTAAACTAAAGCTGGTAAAGGTGGATGAAGACTTGCTGAAGGTTTATTTTACAAGTGCCAATTTCATATTTAAGAACAAAAGCATTGGGAACCTGGTAAAGTACTACAACGAGCTGCGAGCTGAAGCTCAAACGCAAAAAAACGGGGGCTTGGCATTTCCCAATATTCACGACCCCAAGTTTGAGAAGGACTTAAAACCTTTTCAGGTTCCACTTTACTGGAAACACTTAAGAAGCCTAGGCTTTCAGTTCCAAAACGGGCAATGGAAAAAGCCCGAAAAAAACTAAATTCGACTTTTTATTATTCATTTTTAAACCCTTAGAAACATGTTTAGCATTCTTTTCCTTCCTATTCTATCTGGATGGTTTATCCTGTCATGTATTGTTTGCTGGTACGGTATTGACAGGAAAATTGGCGCTTCGGCCTCTTTCTTTATCTCCCTATTGTTCTCGCCCATTATTGGCTTCATTTGCGTAGCTCTTTCTGAACGAGTAAGCAAGGAGCCAGAACCGGCACTGGTGGCAGCTCCTGTGCAACAAGTGGCAGAGGTTAATGTATTGGATGAACTTACCAAGTTGGGAGCCCTTAAAGAAAAAGGCATTTTAACCGATGAGGAGTTCCAGGAACAAAAAAGTAAACTCCTAAAGGCGTAAGGCTTTTTACCAGATTATTCATTTTTAAACCCTTAGAAACATGTTTGTATTATTCCTATTCCTTTGGCTACCTTTAACTTTTGTTGTTGGCTGGTACGGTGCTGACCGAAAGATTGGAGCAACAGCGGCATTGCTTATTTCTTTAATTTTCAGCCCACTTATTGGCTTAATTTGCGTAGCCCTATCGGAGCGGTTACCTAAAAAAGGTTTGGAACAACTAGCTACTCAATCAAACATCATTGATAGTTTAGCCAAACTATCTGACCTCAGAGATAAAGGCGTTGTAAGCGAAGAGGAGTTTCAGGCTCAAAAAACAAAACTGATGGAGGGCGGACTAAAAGAACCACAAATTAGAACTGGTGGAAAAGATATGGTTGACCCGGATTATGTTCCGGCTCCGTGGTGGAAATTCTGGAAACTATATGAATAATTTGGAATATTAAATTATTCTATATATTTGCCTCTCACGACATTTGTTATTTATGAGGCATCTCAACACAAATTTAATTTATTCCCGGAGGGTGGAGCACGGTAACGTCTCCCGGCTATCTATGCCTCGCATAGCAAGTGTCGTGAACCTCCGGGTTTTTTTATTTAATAAATATGGTTCTTCACGAAACCAACAAAAAATCTGCGAAGCATAGTAGCAGCGATTTTGCGATTAGCTCACGAAACGAGCTTCCTCTTATTACATCTAACAATGAACTTTTGGTTGATGCCAGATTGCTTCATGAAAAGCTGAAATCTAGACAGCAATTTTCTAACTGGATAAATAATCGAATAAAGGACTACGACTTTTTAGAAGGCAAAGACTTTTTAATAAATTTATTTAATAGGGCTGGGCGTGGGATTGGCAGGGGTAAAATGGAATATCACCTCACCCTAGACATGGCCAAAGAGATTTGCATGGTAGAACGTAGTGAGATTGGCAGGGCTTTTCGCCGTTATTTTATTGAGGCTGAAAAGGAGTTAAGAACCAGGCGTTTGTACGCAGCTTCATCCACCATCACCGAGGTGAGTAAAACCGTAAAGCCTTATCAATTAAATGGCCGCAAAATGTTTGAACTGCGTAAAGTTAGAGCTGCACTTGGGTTTAGCCCCAAAAGCAATACTAGCGGCATAAAAAAGCATTATGCTGGTTTGATAATACTTTGGGATAACAGGTTGTACGTAAGCGAAGAGTACGTGAGGGTATTAATGAGCCGTGCCAAAACAAGAGCCTTGCATGAAGAGGCCAGAGCAGCAAAACCGGTATTGCCGGAAAATTTTGGAATGGAGGTTAAGCATGGCAAATAAAATGCGTAAGCGCATGCTGGTAACCGAGGGGCATTTGATGCAGTTGTGGTTTGAGGTAGAACAGGTGCGCAATGAGGAGAAAAGGGAAGCGTTTAGGCTTTCTTTTAAACAGCTTTTAAATGAAGCACAATTAGTAGCCATTGTACCACAAAGAAAATTGAAGCCAGACCATGAAAAATGAAACAAACGAAGTTGAAGTAGCCGTAGGTAATGTAAAACACCTGGTAAACGATGCCATTAGACCCAAAGCCTTAAGTGGATTGATTAGAAAGGGAATTAAAAACCTTAGCATGTATGCCATAAAAGATGCTCAAGAAAACAGAGAGCAGGGCTTGGATGAGGTTGTATATTGGTTGGATGAGCTAGCTGAGAGTATTTACCCTTTGGTTGATGACCCTGAGGTTTTTGACCTTCACAAAGACTAAACAAAAATGCCTCCCAGGTGGAGGCATTTTTTTTGCACCAGACACAAATAAGTTTGCGTTTCGTTATAATTGCATAATGACTCGCGCAACTACCCAGCTACGTTACATTGCGGTTTTGAAAGACTTTGACCAATTGATAAACAAGCGAGTAAATGGCAAGCAATTTTATAGCACTGAGTACATTATAAGTGTTTTGAGTAAGAAGCACTTTTACTCAGAATTTATGATCACAAAAATTATTAAAACCAAACAGGAGCCCCAGCCTACGGAAGCTCAACTTCAGTAACCTGTGTTTTTAAATTGGCAGGTAATGGTTGGGTTGGAATTACAGCATTATCGCTAATTAAGCGGGTTTTAAAAGAGGTAATGTGAATGATATACCCTTGAAAGTTATGATTTGGATTTACATCTGTTCTATTGATGGTGCCAATGGTTGAGTTGTTGATAGGCGAATCTGAAAACTTTCCGTGGAGTGCAGCAAACACCAAATCGTTTAAATTTAGGTGCGAAAGGGCTTTGGTTTGCTCTTTTGCTCCTCTTCTGGTATTGGCATATAGTTGCTGGCCAACATGAAGGTTAAATCGAATATCTGCAGCTTGCCTTAGTTTTCCCAGGGATTGAGTTTGATAGGGCAAAATCTCAATAAACACGGCAGGTGTTTGAAAGGGCAATTCATCCTCTTCGGTATTAAATTGGTCGTTAAACCAGTCGAAATGTTTTACTTCCGGAATACCTTGAAGCAAGGTTTGAATGAATAAAAATAGGGCTGTTTCCATGATTTAAAAGCTCTTTAAAAATAATTGTTCAAGTTCGTTAAGTATTAATTCTTGCATTTCCCTTGAGAAGTGCGGAGAGGTAACCAGGAATGGACGAGCTGTATTGTCAACCTTTCGCGAGTGGCCTTTAACATTATGCCTGGAAACTGTTCGGGCCTTTTTGCCATTTTTAACAGACCGTCTTGAAGGTGAATTTCTTTTATGTGGTTTTACATACTCAACTCCCTTAAAACCTTCGTTGTGCTTTTGGGCATACGGAACGTCTGTAACTACCCGGGCAACCCCCGGCGATGGAACAGGGCGGAATGAACGATAAAGTCTTCCAGACTTTATTAAAATGCCCCTGGTGCGGTCTTTATTGTTCTTATCTGATTTGCGTGGAGCCCATTTTTTGAACGAAGTGCCGTCTTCGGAATAGGAGCCATGGCGTTTGGTGAAATTGAGAATGATATCATTTTTGGCCATAACAGAAACCCGGTAAGGCAGTTGGCCGTACCAGTCTCTAAAGTTCCTTCTAAATAATCCATTGGTCATTTTATTTGTATATTTGTGTTCTCAAAAGCAGTGAAGTGAATTACTTACGCCTGAACAGCGTTTTTATTTAATTACTTCGCTGCTTTTTTTGCAATAAAACACCCTTTCGGTAGGTTTCAATTCCCCCCGATTTTATAAAATTATCGTCGAGTTTGTAGAAAGAGTAAGCTCTAACAAGCCCTGAGTCAATGTCTGGGTTTGTTCTAATTACCATTGGAGAATCTTCGAAATACTTGATGTAAAAATTACTAATGGCGCCCTTAAACGAATTGCTCCAAACTTCGTCGGGATGTTGCAGTGTAGCTTGTAAATCACTAAGATAATTGGCTCTTTTTTCCGAGGCTTTGGTTTTGATTATTTTGCGTAAGAACACATCATCAAAAACTACCTTATCCCCAATAGAGTCACTTAATACGAAACCAGAACCTGCCGGGAATTCCTTTTTCATTTTTTCAACCCAGCGGTTCACTTCATTTTCAGAATTAAGTGCAGGAGAATGCTTTGAAAGCTTAGAGGGGTCTGCGTAAATTTTGTTGGCAGTTCTCATTCCGTAATTACTTACTGCAGTAAATTGATACACATCTCCGGTTTGGAAATAACTGTGGTCTTCATTCCAAATGACTCCGGTTTTACCGCTATTCTTAAAGTACTTTGGCACTTTAATGGATTTGGCAACATCAATAGCATGTTGCTTATCTGTAAGCTTGGCATTTCCATCAACCTGTATTCGTTGGCAGCGGCAACCCCATTCTAGGGGTGTAGGGTGAGAGCTCCAAAAATCATCGGTAATTGGCAGGGTAATTCCATTAAGCGCTGAATGAGCAGGACGCACCCTGGCATCGCCTGCTGTAACCCATTTTAGATTTGGAAACTTATCGCGATTTGCCCAAGCATCTACCCAAAAACTAGCCGACTGAGCTGAAGCAATTGCATGGTTGTATTCTGCCTGCAGATAAACATCATTAAACAAACCAAATTCTTGAAATAGAGACCTTTTGAATTGACTTAGGGATTTGATATTGTTTTTCTCATCCAATAAAATCTCCCCAAATCGTTTGTACTGGGTATAACTTTTGGCCGCAGAAAAGGCAAAGATATTTGACCGCAGGTAAGAGATTAAGGCATTGTCTAGCATATCGTACTTAATATCCACCTGAGCCTTATTCCAATTGTTGAATAAGCCTTTCATTAGGATATTGGCAGTTGCATTGAATAAAGCCAGAGGAACTTTATCTGCAGTGGGATTGTTGTAAACTTCTTCAACTGCCTGTTCAAAAGCTGAAGCAATTTCATCCTGGTTTGGAATATCTGTGAGTTGGAGGTGGTGACCACAATCCGACAGTTGCAAATCACCTAGCTTCAGCTTTTTTTTTTCGGTACCGGCTCCTCCAGAACCGGTAGGCTTTTCTTCTTTAACATGTACTTTTTGGCCTGCTTTGGGTTGAGGTATGCCATAGGTGTGGTACCAGTAGTCTTCTGCAATTGGCACCTGTTCACTCAACAGTACGTCCATTTCCACTCTTGTTTCAAGTGGTATTTCGCGGGTTTTGTCAAACTCGAATTTTCCTTCAGCAACTGGTAAGCCAAATCCTACAAACCGTTGCTTAGCTTCCCAGTTTAGGAGGTATTCAATCCAAATCATGTCGTTAAGGTTGATTTCGTTTTTAACTTCATAATGGACTTTGGCCTGCGACATTGAGGAGCCATTATCGGTTGTCATGGTTCCGCCCAGGGCCGCTTTTGCAATTTGCTCATCGCATAGCTGAATAAGAGCTGAAGGAGCCATGCTCCCGGAGGTTGTTCCTTTGGTATCGTGAATTACAAATTCAGTACCTTGGGGCAAAACGACATACCCTGCGGAGCCCATTTCTTCCATTGCCTGCTGTGCAAGTTTTCGCGAATCGGGGTCGAATGGATTGTATTTTACTTCGCGAAATGGAATTGCGAACAGTTCGCAAAACTGCGCCAAGTCTCCAATTGCTCCTGCCTTGTACAAAACATAGGGTGCCATTACCGAAAATAAACCAAGTTTACGGGTACCATGCACCTCAAAGCAATAGTTACTCTCTGGCTCTTCTTTGTAGCGAATACCGTTTTTATTGTTTATTTCGGCATAGTTGGGAAAGAACATAGCCGTTTCCGGATTAACGTTGCCACGAGGCACCAAGACAGCTTCTTTAACCAAACCCTGCTCTAGCTTGAATTCGATTAGGCTATGCCCCCAAAAACGGGCAGACATGGCATGAGTTAACATATTGCTAAACCAAGGGCTCCGGATTTGTTCCATAAGTGCTTCATTAACCTCTCCCTCCTTGCCTCTTTGCAAAAAGTTAATTTGCTTGTTGGTAACAGCAATGGTTCTGAGGTTGGTTACAGTTTCTATTTGCCCATCTAGTTCTACCCGGTTGTAGAGTTCGTAGAGCTTACGGCGCTGTGGGTTTGTATGGGAGTTAGCATTGTTAAGTGCCACTACCCAATCGCTAATTTGTTTAGCCGAAAGAATATAAGGGGCTACAGTAATGTTTGAACTGATGCCCTGGTAGGAACGTTTGATTTTTGCGCCTTGTGGTGAAGCCATTTAAATGTCTTTTAAAATTTAGAAATAGTGGTTGCGTTTTTTGTTTGAGCCAAATAGGATCATGTCCTTACTGGAGTCTTGAGGTTTAGGTAAACTTCCAGGATTGATTTTTCCTTCGTTAACCTGCTGAAACCAGTCCAGGGCGTCGTTGTACTTTTTGGCCCGGATGGCTGGCACCGATTTTGGATTTGTTATTCCGTGCAGGTGATACAAGGTCATGTCTGTAATTCTGAGAACAATTACAGCAGCTCTCTCGTTTCCTGTTCGGTTAAAAATATCGGCAACCAGGTAACGACTATTAAGAAAACCCTCTGCCTCGCCAATGGCTGAGCGTTCTGCCAAATCAATTTTTGCCAAAGCTTCAGCTGCAAACTCCTGCTCCTCGGTTGTTGGGGCTTCCGGATTTTCAAATTCCGGATAATCGATTAAATCGTATAAAATATCCCTGTCAATAACCGCGTCAAAATCTTCTAAAACTAAGAACCTCATACTTTGTATTTTTTATTGGGTTTGTTTTTGCCCATAGCGGGCTTACTGCCTGTTACCTGGGCGTGCTCTATAAGTTTATGCACACCACCTTCAAATGCATCGGGCCCATCCTTTTTAACCTTGGAAGAGCCCTTGTTAAAATCAATAAATTGGTCAACCAGTCGCTTCATGTGGTGATTATTTTCTTCCTCTTTATTTAGAATAACATTGCCTTTCTCGAAGTAGAAACTCATGGCCTCAATCCTGGTATCCTTATCGGGCTTTTTGCGGGTATCGCCAATAAGTGGGATTGGTTGATTTTTGTCTTTGGCCACTTCTGCAAAATCTTTAAAAAGCAGGTCTTGTAGGAATACCTGCTCCATGTACATAAAAACGGTTTGGCCGTATTTATGTACAAAGTTGAATACCTCATAATTCCATTCAATCATAGTGCCAACGGTGCCAAAATCACAGAACGCCTTGATTATGAAAATTTTTCCCAGGTGCAAGCCCAAGAGAATGGTTGATTTGCTATCTGCGGTTTTGGTGTTTTTAAAGCCTGGGTCGGTATAAGAAACCAATGCCTGGAATGAAGATAAGGGTGGAATTTTGCCATAAACAAACCACTCGGGCTTAAAGGTTTTTCCGCGCTTAATGTAAACTTCAAAGAATTCGCGCTGATACATGTAATCTGGCATGGTATCAATCTTTTCCTGGATTACTTCAGGTGTAAAAAGCTCTGGCCAGTTACTTACCCCATGCGAATCTGTAAGGTGAACAATATCAACATCAGCCGCAGGTAGTTGGCTTAGCCGTTCAACAAGACAATCTTTGGCTATTTTGTTATTGGGCACAATTACTACTCCACCCTTATAGCCAAAGCATCCAAATAATCCGCCGGTGAGCCATTCCCACTTTTTTGTAAGAATTTCTTCGTTTCGGCACTCCTCGTCGTCGTCGATATCATTTAGGATAATTGTATCAGGACGAACATTTCTGTTGAGCAATCCCCTTGGATTTTGCCCAGAGCCCAGGCTAACAAAGCGGCAGCCCACCTGAGTGGTAAAATCTCCTTGTTCCCACTGGCCGGGTGTCATTTGATTGCCAAAATCGTTGATAAGCCTCTGGTTGTCCAACAGCTCGCATTTTATGAGGTTAAGACTTTCGGAGGCTTTATCGTAGGTGTGTTCTGCCCATACCACAAAGCGTGACATTTTGGTGAACATGCGGTTTATTAAAACCATCCAAGTGTAGGTGGTTTTGGCCGCACCCCTAAACCAACGCAGCACGATTATTCCTTTTTGGGCGGTTGCTCCTTTTTTTGCAAATCGTTTTTGGAATTTACTTGGCTCAGCATCTACAATATGGGCGAAGTAATACTTGATAAACTCAATGGGGTTGGCAAGTAATTGTTGAATACGCTCCTTCTTTTGCGCTTCAGTTTCGGTAGCGTTAATTGCTGTGGCCACACGAATATGTTGGCGGTAATCTTCCCACTCCTTAAGTGTTCTCTTGCTTACACTCATTTGGATAGTTGCTTTATTTTGTGGTGAAAGAAGCTGTCTGCTGCATCAATACTTGTTTGGGCAAGTGCTAGGTCAATAGTTTTTAGAAAGTTGAAATACTCCTGCAAAACCGCAGAATAAACGTCTATTGAGAATTCCTTATTAATTCCTTTTATGGTTAATGAAATCTTATAAATGGCATCAGCTTCCTTCGCATTTAGGCCTCTGTCTTGCTTGCGGGCGTCTTCTTGAATTTGAAGTATGTTATCGTAGCAGTTTGCTATTAACCTGTCTGGTTTGGTTAATTCTCCTGCCTTAAGTGCCTTCCACCCCAATTCGTCAACCCATTTGTTTAGAGTTTTTTCGCTTACGCCTACTTTTTCGGCGGTTTCCTTGGCTGTTAATCCTTGCAGGATATAGTACAAACGCGCCAGTTCTTTTTGTTGGGTTCTGTTAAGAAGTGTCATTATTACTAACAAAGGTGCCAAACGCCACTTTACTTTCTAAAAGCACTTTTTGAATAGGTTTGAATATTACTACCTAATTGGTATTCAAAACATACCAATTGAAAATATCCATTTTTTTAGGGGGCAAAACCTCCTCAATTTCGGGGGAGCAATGGCAGAAAATAAGTATACATTTTTGGTATCCGACGAAACTAAAAACACCTATGGAATGAGAGTGATATCGTCGGGAGGAGACTTTGAGCGATTCTTAAAAAATCCCGTGATGTTGGATTTGCATGATCGGAAGTTAGTATTAGGCAAATGGGAGAATTTAAGAGTAGAAGGAACACAAATATTTGCTGATGCTATTTGGGATGAAGAAGACCCGGAAGTTCTCAAAGTAAAAGGTAAATACGACCGAGGATTTCAGAAAGGTTGCTCAATGGGTATTGAGCCAGTAAAATCAATTTTTAATGATGACGACCAAACCTTAGAAATAGTCGAATGGATATTAAAAGAAATTTCAACAGCCTCGGTACCGTCCAACGGGAATTCTTTGGTTCTATATGACAAAAACGGCTCAATAATGAATGAAGAGAACATTCTCACGTTTGCCGCCAGTAACCGAAATCAAGAAGACTTAATTCATACCATGAAAAATATCAAACTTTTCGCAAAAACACTTCAGTTGGCAGATACCGCTACCGAAGATGAAGTATTATTGGCAGTAAACGCACTAGCCGAAAAAAACCTTGAGTTGGCCGATGCCAACAAAACGCTGTTACAAAAGCTTAAGGATGCTGAAAAAAACAAATCAGTTGCCCTGGTAGACGGTGCAATTTCTGCCAACAAAATTTTGCCAGCAGAACGGGAGGATTATATCGCACTGGCCGACGCCAATTACGACACAACCAAAAAGCTGTTGGATGCCAAAAAGCCATTTGTTGGATTGAGCGACAGGGCTGCTGGTTCCGGAGCTGCTGGCTCAAGCGATAAAACCAAAGACTGGGGTTGGGATGAATTCCATAAATCTGGCAAGCTGGCCGATTTAAAAATGAGCGACCCAGACAGGTATGCTGAATTGTACAAAGAGAAATTTAAGGTAGCCCCTAAAGCATAAGCAAGAATCCAATCAAACAAATCAATTGAGACCAACAATGAACAACGACACATTAAACTACTTGGGGGCCACGGTTGCTACAGGCACTTTTTCTACCATAGCATGGCTGTCTACCATGAATGAGGTAATAAAGGTTTGTAGCGGATGGGTTGCTGTGATTGTTGGTCTTATTACCATCTACAAGTTCATTAAAGAGCAAATCAAAAATTAAAAACATACCAATGAAAAATCAAATTCGCTTTATTACCGCATTGCTGTTCAGCGTACTGGCATGCATGGTGTTTTCTCCGGTTCTGGCAGAGGCCAGTAACGTTCCAGTTAAGGAAGCTTTTACCACTTTGGTAAAAGTTGACCTAGGGATTAACCTAGTTGTGGGTGCGGTTTACCTGGTAACCGGTTACCAATTTAAATTACCAGAAGGCAGTTTAAACGCCATTCAAAGGGAGATTTGGGTTAACTACATTATTGAAAACTTGTTTAAGGACAATAGCTTCATAAATAGAAGTTTTAACGAGAGCGATAATGTACTTAACGGAGTTGTGGTACACGTTCCACAAGCAGGTGCAAAACGACAGGTTACCAAAAACAGGGTGCAGCTTCCTGCAAGCATTATACAACGAAGCGACACAGATATTACCTATGCCTTGGATGAGTTTACAACCCAACCGGTACTGATAACCAATGCCGAAATGGTTGAGTTGAGTTACGATAAAATTGCCAATGTATTGGCAGAGGACATGGAAACACTGCGTGAGGTTATTAGCAATTGGATGCTTTACAATTGGAGAGCTGAAGGGGCCGCAAATATTATCAGAACTTCCGGTGGTGCAACTGGCCCCGTTGGTGACCAAACCGGTAACAGAAAAATCTTTACCAAGGAAGATTTGAAGGCTGCCCGTTACAGAATGAACAAATTAAATATTCCAAAGGAGAACCGAATTGCAGTTTTGAACTCAGAACATTTTGACCAGTTGCAAAGCGATTCTGACTTGCTGAAAAGGGATTATGCTCGTGAGTTGGATATGAAAAATGGCGTGATTGAAAGATTGTTTGGTTTTGAAATCATGGAGCGTTCTGATGTTTTGACTTACAACAATGCTGGCACCCCAGTTGCAAAACTTCCAGATGCAGTTGCAGCTGCAGACGACAATTTTGCTAGCCTGATTTACCAACAAAATCAGGTAGCACGCGCTATGGGCGAAGTAAACGCCTTTGATGACCAGGGTAATCCATTGTACTACGGCGATATTTATTCATTCCTATGCAGAATGGGAGGAAGAAAGCGCAGAGCTAATGGAGCTGGAGTAATTGCCATTGTACAAGCCACCGCGTAAAAAATGCCCCGCAAAAACAGGAAACCCGTACCTGGCTGTATAGCCGGGACGGGCTTGGGGCATTGAGAAGCATTAACAATTATTAAACAAAAATGGAAAAAAGTACGCGCGAAGAATTGGCCAAACGTGCAGCTCAAATTTTTGAGCGCAAACCTGAAATTCAAGATATTATTGGTATTGAGGACGGGCAATTCTTTTTGAATCAGCCAAACAATATGGGTGCGGTTATTGGCCATTGCAAAGAAAATAACCTGGAGTATTTCACTATAACCCGTGAGGAGTCTTTGAACCCAAAACCGGAATCAACTCCGGAATCAGCCTCTGAAAAGCCACTTGGTAAAATGAATAAGGCAGAACTTATTGCTAAAGCTACTGCCCTTGAAATTGAGTTCCAGAAGGATGCAACCAACAAGGATTTGATTGCATTGATAGAATCCAAGTTGAGTTCAATTGAGTAATTCCAGGTCAAGTCAAACCATCTTAAAATTCAAATATGACAGATCAAGTTGTTTCTTATCCATTTGCTGATGCAGATGTGAAAGCCCAGGTAGCAAGCGCCTCGCCAATTGCGGTTACCATTCAAAACCAAGAAACGGTGCTTCCTATTGCCCAGCTTACAGCCAATGCAACCTTAAACCTTACCATTGGTGCAGGCTTAAGAGCAGGCGCAAATCTTACAATCAAAACCAGTGTGGATGGCACAAACCGAACCCTTACCCACGGTACCGGTCTTACAGGAAATGCCCAGGTGTTGACTGCAAACAAGTCGTACATCATGAGGTACTATTTTGATGGAACAACCTTTAACCATGTTGCCACCAACCTTTTGAACTAAAATGGCTAAAAAGTTCAAATCTCTTCTTATCACCTGGGATGCTATTTGGAGTATTCCTGCTGCCGGAGTCATGCTTTTATGCATGACCTTGGTGGCAAGGTGGCTTAACCCACTTGAAGATTTGTGGGGGATGAACCAGGTGCAGGACATTTTCGTTGCCGCCTTTAAACTCATGGTGGGCAATTTGTTGGCTCAAATAGGTTTAGCCATTAACCTGTTTTTATTCTTTGGCTATTCACTAACTCAATTCAAAACCGATTTTAATTATTTATCTGTATGGCAAAAATTTTGCGTGGTGGTAGCCTGCTATTTGTGCTACTTTATAGTGTTTGCTCTTTTGCAACCTCACTAAAATCTAGTTCTCTTAGGGATAGCGTTGCCCTTACTTACCTTTCCCAAATTGGAGTTACTGAGCTAACCGGTAACAATGACGGCCCCATGGTGGAGGCCTATCAAAAGGTAACCGGAAATAAAAAAGGTGATGCATGGTGCGCAAGCTTTGTAGCCTGGAGCTTTGCTCAAAACAAGCTTCCGGTGCATGGAAATGCAATGGCGGCAAGTTGGTTTAGAAAGCCCTTTTTGGTTTGGACCCAGCGCGATGGTGAGCGAAGTTTTGATAAACTGGCCGGATTTAGGGCAAATTGCGGGAGCATCTATTTTGCTAAGCTTAAAAGAATTGGCCACATTTTTTTTATTGAGGATAGGCGCGGCGGATATGTTGTAACTGTGGAAGGAAATACCAACAATGGTATGAGTAGAGAAGGTGTCGGCGTTTTTTCCCTGAAGCGGAGAATCAGAAACATTTATTCAATTTCTAATCATTTCAAAAATGGGTAAATTATTCCTGGTACTGTTCTTACTGCTTGCGTTTGGCTGTAAAGCTCCAACTCAAGTAACAAAGCTGAAGGAAAATTCAGATAGCCTTTTTGTTCATAAATCAATTGAAAAAAAGGACAGTGTTTATGTTTTTCCGGCTTCTGAATCAACAATTGAATTTGAATTGATAGTAGATTCAACCGGAAGTGTAAAGCCCTTTAAAACTGCTTTAAAATCTGGCCAAAAACAGCTTAAAGTTAGTAGTGCGGGGAATAACAAACTTGTAATCCAGGAGTCGAGTCCGGAGGTTTTAAACCTGTTTCAAAAGCAACATTCAGGGGATAGCACATTAAAAAGTTCGGATTCAAAAACCGAAAAAGTTTCAACCCAAAAGACTGGTTCTTTCCAAATAAACTGGTTTTTGGCTGGAGCTGCCCTGGCATTAATAATCATAATACTAATACAATTCAGAAAATGAGCGGATTAAGCAAAGTAATAATTGGTTTAAGCACCAATGGTTTAGGGCAATTAGCAGCCCAATTGGACGGAGTATCCGGATTAATTGTTTCCGGAGTGGCGGTGGCCGGGCAGTTTGCTCTTGGCGATGTAATAGGGCCCTTCTTCTCCTTGGCAGAGGTTGAAGCAAAAGGTATTAATTCTGCATACGATACAACGAATACCTGTATTGCCTACAAGCAAATTAAGGATTTTTATGCCGAAGCAGGCACAGGAGCAGAGCTTTGGGTAATTGTTGCCGCCAAAACGATAAGCATGGCAACCATGTTTGACAAAGATGGTGTCTATGCCCCCAAACTAATGAACGTAAGCGCAGGCCGGATTAAAATGATTGCAATTAGCCGAGTACCCCAAACCGGATATACCGCAACCTATTCCGACCAATTTGATGACGATATTTGGTCTGCAGTAACAAATGGGAAGGCATTAAGAGCGGACTTGTTCTCAAAAGGAATGCCGGTTCAGTTGTTTATTGAGGGCCGAGACTTCCAGGGAACAGTGGCCAGTGTGAAAGACCTTGCTTCTGAAGCAACAACCAATGCTCCTTTTATCAGCGTAATGATTGGCCAAGATACTGCTTACGCTACGGCAAATGCACATGCAGCAAAGTATGCCAGTGTGGGAGTGTTATTGGGCCGGGCAGCTTCAATTCAGGTGCAACGAAACATTGGAAGGGTACTTGATGGCCCAAGGCTTTCAATTGCAAATCCAGGACTGAGCAATGGCTCTCCACTTAAAACAGCTACAACGGTAAACTTTACCGATACACAGCTGGGCGTTTTGACAGATCGCAACTATATCCTGTTTCGAACCATTCAGGGCAAATCAGGAGCCTATTTTAATAATGATTTTTGCGCTTGCCCGCGCACAAGTGATTATAACCGTATTAGCCGCTGCAGGCCCATTGACAAAGCAGTGCGCATTACCAATAGCACTTATATTGATGAGTTGCTTGATGACCCGGAATTGAATCCGGAGACAGGCAAGTTGGATGCTTCTGTAATTAAGCAGTTCCAAAGCAAAGTTGAACTTTCCATCCAAACTCAAATGATTACTAACCCGCAGATTAACAACACTACCGGGGTTAAAGAAATTAGCGGGGTAAGGGCAGTTGCCGACCCGAATCAGGATGTGGTAACCACCAACAAGGTAGCAATTAAACTCAGTATTGTGCCCAAAGGAATGACTGATGCAGTTGAAGTTGAATTAGGATATGCAACCTCATTAAACCAATAAAACCATGATAAACGGATTTGAATATTCCTGGGAGGATATTTCTGCAACCCTTGCAGGAAAATTGCTGGTAGGATTTGTTGCTGTAAAGTACAAATCGAGCAAAGAGCACAAAAATATTTACGGCAGAGGTTCTGAGCCAGTGGCTATGGGTCGCGGCAAAAAAGACTACAACGGCTCTGTTACAATTAATCAAAGTGAATTAGAGGCACTGCAAGCCAAACTGCCAAAAGGTAAAGACTTAACAGACCTTGCGCCATTTACTGTAACAGTGGCTTATGCTCCTGAAGGCGGAGCAATTACAACCGATGAGTTGACATTTTGCCGAATTGGAGACTTTGAAAAGGGAATGAAGCAAGGTGATGCAAACATGGAAATTGAATTGCCTTTGATTATTGGAAAAATTAACTACAACGTTTAATCATGACTGAAAATAAACCTAAAAGCCTTACCCAAGAGCAGATTGATGAGCTTATTCAAAAGCACAAATTGTTTCACTATACTGTTGGGGACAAACAAGGCTGGTTCCGGAATCCCAGTATTAAGATTCTAACCGCAGCACAGGCGCAGAAAGACTCTACACAATACTACTACACCCTGGCTCGAAATTGCTTTATTGCTGGCGACCCAGAATTGATTGACAACGAGGACTACTTCATTCCATTGATGAAGAAGTTGGACGAGTTAACCAATTATTTTAATGTAGAAGTAAAAAAGCTTTAAGCGAAGCGACGGAGAGGGTTAATAAAAACCCTCTCCTTCAGCTTAATGGCCAGCTTCGCTATTATTTTAAAATCGAAAATCCGGAAGAATTAGAAACCAACGATTGGGCCTTGCTGGTGGCCCAATTAGAGCATGTAAGAAAAAGTGAGAACCATAAGTCTATAAGCATTTTAACAAGTTTGTTTGGTAAGGGTAATTAAGTATGTATAAGCAAAGTGAATGGTTTTTGAAAATGAAAGAAAATGTGACCCAAACAATGGGTCGCGTTGAAACTTCATTTAACAATGCTTACAAAAAAAACCAAGCTTTTCAGAAACAACTTGATGAGAATGCTGCCTCAACTAAAAAGTTTGGACATAGTATTGATGAGTTGGGTTTAAAGCTTGACAACCTTACTAAAAAGCGAAATGTTTCAATAGATTTTAAAGACATTTCAAAGCTAAACCGAGAGATTAATGATGTTGAAAAGCAGCTAAATAAAATGAGGGGATTAGGCTCCACACCTGGAAGATTCAGTATGGCAAATTTAAAAGAAGGCGCCAGCCAGATACCAGGAATGGGAGGAGCTATGGCCTTGGGGGCTAATCCCTACGTTATGGGGGCTATGGCCATTGGCGCAATAGGCAAAACTGCCTACGAATTTGGAAAAGTTACCCTTGGATTTGACCAGCAGTTTGCCAAAATTAACGCTACAGCCCAACTTAAGAAGCCTGAGCTTGCAGCTTTACGAAAAGAAGTAATGGAATTGGGTAGAGCCAGCTCTACCGATATTCATCAGGTTCCGGAGGCTTACGACAAAATACTTTCCGCCACCAATGATGTAAGGCTTTCAACTGATATTTTAAAGCAATCTCTAAAAGGTGCTCAAGCTGGTTTTACCGATGTAAATCTGGTTGCAGGAACAACAACCGGCATTTTAAATGCCATTGGTTCAGATAAGCATACTTCAGCTGAAGTAATGGATGTTCTTTTTGCATCAAAAAGGCTTGGGGTTGGCGAGTTTTCAGATTTTTCGAACTACTTGCCCGCTCCAATTTCTCAGGGTAATGCTTTAGGGTACGACTACAAAGAGACAGCTGCAGCTTTTTCCTACTTCACCACTAGAGGAAATAAAGCTGATTTCGCTCAAACCATACTTACCAACCTTTATTCTTCGCTTGGAAGAGAGTCCGTGAATAAAGATTTAAAAAAGTATGGTATTAATCTTTATAACTCCGAAGGTAAGCGCAACAACCTGCTTTCTGTGGTTCAGGAGCTGGAGGCAAAAATGGCCGGGAAAACGGATTTGCAAAGAACCCGGATGATGAATGACATTTTTGAAGACCAACAAGCCAGAGCAGCTGTGAATGAGCTTTTGGCAGATACAAAGAAGTTGGGAAGCATAATGCGTGAAACTGCTAACAGCAGCGGTGAATTGAAAAAAGCACTTGATGCTACAGAAAATGGCATGAATGATTTGCAAAAGTTAGCCAACAACTGGGAGGCCTTTAAAGACAATCTTGGGCAGGCTGTTGCTCCTACTTTGAATAGTATTTTTCAAACTATTAATGAGGAGTTTGAAGCATTTTTTAGCCACCGTGATAGAACAGCTCTTGCCAATGACCCTACTAAAAGAGATGAGTACAGAAAGTTAGTTGAAAAAGACTATATGGAAGGTATTCGCCGCAAAGACATGACTGGAGTTGATGGTCAGTATAACGGAAGAACCGCTTCGCTCGAGTTGTTTTATAAGAATAGTTTAGGTTGGGATGAACAAAAAATAAAGTCTCAAGAAGCCTTGCTTAAATATCAGGCACTTCAAAAGACTAACGATTCGCCAGTAGGGAAACCGGCAATGGATAAAAAGGCAGATTCCCAGGCTAAAGCAACCGAGGACGAAACAAACTCGATGTTGAATAAAACTATGGATTCGATAAGTGGCGGCGGTTCAGTAAAGAATTTTACAGTAAACATTGGCAAGTTTCAGGATAAAACAGAGATACACTCGGCAAACTTAACCGAGGGTTTGGATGAGGTAGAAAAGAAACAGTTTGACATGTTTATGAGAATTATTCAAGGGGTTGAATTAACAGCGGGGGCAAACTAACATGATTGATATTAGCGGAATTGCAAGCAGCTATAACGTAGCATTTGGGCAGGGAGCGCCAAATCTGGAAGTAGAAAAAAGAGTTTTTGAGCTAACAGCTGGAAGCTTAGACCTCCTAAGTCTTTTCAGGCGCACATTTGGTTATAGGGGAATCCCCGGACCTGGTTTAAGTACCAAAGTAAACCTTAATACTTCAAGCTCAGAAGGGCTTGAGGCTGCATTGTTTACCCAAAAACAACAGGTAATTGAGAGTGCTATGGGAACTCCTATTTTTCAGCCGCTGAAAATTGATGGTTGGTTGTTTCCTAACGAGCCACTTATTACTATTTCTGGGGCAAAGAGGCTTATAGAAACTCCAAGTGCCGGAGGTGATCAGGAGGTTATTGAGCACATTTCAACCGGGCATTACCAAATTAAAATTCAAGGGGTGCTTGTGAATATGGATAGCGACGATATGCCGGAGGTGGAAATTAGAAAGATTAGAAGCCTATATGAGTCAAATCAAAGTCTTGAGATAGAATCCCCGCTATTGAGCCTGTTTGCAATCCGGCATTTTGCCTTTAAAACAATTATGTGGCCTGCAGTGGAAGGTTATCAAGCTATGCAGGGCTATGAGATAACAGGGCGTAGCGACAAAGTAATTTCAATAGCTGATTTAAAGATAAAATAGTGCTCAATCTTACCTGCGAAATAAATATTGGCAATTACAGATTCTCTGAGGCAACTCAGGTTTCTATTAAGCTGGGTAGAAATATCCTTACGGGTACTGCCGTGGTTAAAATTGCCAATATTGGATTTTTTGTTGGGAAGGCAAATCCTTTGAATGAAGTTATTCAAATAGACGACCCGGTTGAAATAAAACTCGGCTATGATGGCGAAAATAGGGTTGAGTTTGTTGGCTTTGTTTCAGAAAAACGGCCAAACATGACATTTGAAATTCACTGTGAAGACGGAATGCGGATGCTAAGGAGGAAAGTAATTACTAAAAACTACCCGAGTATTCTGCTAAAGAATTTGATTCTTGAGTTGGTGCCGGGAGCGTTCATTCAAAATATTCCGGAGGTGACTCTTACAGATTTTAGGTTGAATAGGGCCAATGTTATGGAGGTTTTAAACGAGTTTAAAACTACTTATCCTGGCATTGATGTGTATTTTAGGTATGGAAGATTGTACGTTGGTATGCCATTGTCTGAGCCAGGGGCCGAAACCGTAGTTTATGACCTGCAGAAAAATACCATCAAGAATAATCTTGTTTTTCAAGACCCAAACGACGTGAAAATAAAGGTTCATGCCAGGAGTAATGACCGGGGCACGAATACCTTTATTGAGGTTGTTGTGGGCGATAGCGGTGGGGATTCAGTAACCGTTGACTTCGGGAAAATGAGTCGGGAGGAATTAATTACCCAGGCAAATGAAAAGTTGAAACAGCTGAAGCTAAAGAGTTACAAAGGCAATGTAATTACTTGGGGTGTTCCATTTGCAAAGCATGGAGATATTGCCAAATGGGTGGACCGTAAATACCCAATGCGTCAGCAGTCAAATTATATTGATGAGGTTCAAATTGAGTGGGGAGATTCAACAGGGTTTAGACGGATTATTACTCCGGGATTGAGGGCAAGTAACAAATGAGAGAGCAGGAATTAATTGACCGCTGGGCGGCTCTGCTTAAATCGGCCAAAACCTTTCAAATTGCAAAGGTTAAGGAGGTTAGCGGAGTAAGTTGCACAGTTGAACCAATCAACGGCGACGTAGAGATATCAGGAGTTAAGCTCAGTTTTGAGGACAATCCGGACACGCTTATTATTCCTGCAGTAAACTCTCTGGTTGTGGTTGGGAGCTCAAGGATAAATAAGACCGACAAAAGGTATTTCATAGTTCAAGTTGCCAAGGCTCAATCAATCAAGTTAAAGGGTAATCAGTTTAGTTTAACCAAAACAGAGCTTTTGGTTGAAGAGCTGAATAAAACAAATGCTGTAGTTAATGCGATCAAAGACTCGCTACTTAATTGGACTGTCTTGCCAGGAGACGGAGGAGGAGCTTTGAAAACCCTCTTTGCAAGTTCTATTACCGGAAAGCAGACAGGGGATTTTTCTGATATTAAAAATGATGAAGTAAAGCATGGCTAGGGCATTTAACATATTAAACCAGGACGGGGATATACTTATTGATAGTGAAATCGGAATAAGATTTGGCGACGACACTGCCCAGCTTCAGACAAAGATTTTACTGTTGAAAACGGGAGACCTAAAACATGACCCCTTTACAGGAGTTGGGATTGAGAATTATTTGCTGGAGGATGACAGCCTATTGGGCCTTCAACAAACGATTCAATTTCAATTTGAAAAAGACGAGATGGTAATTGAAAGTATGGATTTGACAAAATCGAGTGTAATTAAAGCTAGATATGGTAATTAAAGCAGAAGAAGGTCAAACAATATTTGACCTGGCATTAAGGTATTATGGATGTTTTGAGGGGTTCGAGCTGATTTGCAAAGACAATAACCTGACCGTAAACAGCGAGCTAAGACTTGGCCAAAACATTCAGATAAGAGATGAGGTGCCTAGATTAAATGACACCAATCAATCAAATGTGATTGAATTTGAGAACAAAGGCATAGTAATCAATTCAGGCTATGACCTGTTGGCAAGTTCAGAGTATGTAAAGGCTGGGTATGTAGTTCCAGGATATGTAAATTAAAGAACGTAAAAAATGGCAATAGTTTATTGGGAAGACAAAGGCGAATCGCTCGAACCCATTGAAGTAGATAATAATTTCCGCGAGCTTGAAACTAAAAGTGACCAGTTACGGGAAGATGTAGATGGAAAACTTCCATCTTCAGTCAAAGGAGCTCCAGAAGGGGTGCCTACCTTAAACAACCTTTTAAAGGTTGTTGAAACGTGTTTAAATTCAGAAAAATTGGATGGTAAAACCTTTGCCCAGATTGCAGAACTATTTATAAGTGTAGCAGCAAGGGGAATAAACAATGGGGTTGCCGAGCTTGATTCTTCAGGCAAATTGAGGGCTGCCCAAATTCCAGACTCCATAGCTTCCGGATTATCGTATAAGGGAGGCTGGAATGCTAACACCAACACTCCGGCAATTCCTGCAGCTGGGGTTGGAAATAAAGGCTGGTTTTACATTGTTACAACGGCAGGAACAACCACAATTAGTGGCATATCCGTTTGGGCAGTTGGAGATTGGATTATTTCAAATGGAACAGGATGGGAGAAGGTACCGTCGAGTCAATTGGTTTTATCTGTAGCTGGTAAAACCGGGGCAGTATCCATTGAAATTGCCGACGTTGTAGGCTTATCAGCCGAGTTGGGGAGTAAGCTTTCAGCAACAGCAGAAGTAAGAATTTTGGCCATTACTGATTACGATGATATCTCTTCACCTGGAGAATACATAATTGAGAACTTGTCAGGAATAAGCAATGCGCCCACAGATGGTGCAGAATTAACCGGCCCTGGTATGGTAAAAGTAATGAAGAGAGACACTCTAATTTGTGTTCAGCTCTTCGCATTTCAATCCCAAACCGAATACACAAGGTATAAGCTTGGTGGGGTTTGGCAAACTTGGTAAACTTGGTAAAACCTAAAGTTAAATATATGTCACAAGGAGAATCTAAATTAATTTCAATAGCCAACACAACCGATGCTTATGCCTCGGGTGATTTAATTGGCCAACCGGTTGCGGTTGATGTTTCTAACTTAAAATCAGCTGGCGGCCAGTCTGTATTAATCCAATCTATCAACGTGATAGACGCCTCTAAGTCGGGCAAACAAATGCGATTGGTGATACTGGATGCAGCACCAACAACTGTTATCGCAGACAATGCAGCTTATGAGCCCAATATCGCTGATGTAAGGGCTATCAGTGACATTGTTTCGGTAAGTAGCTGGAATCAATTCAATGCCGGATTTGTGGCCATTCAGAGGCAGCTTGCTCTTACAGTACCAGGTAATCAGAATAGAAGATTCTGGATAGCCCTAGTAGCTGCGGAGGCAATTACTTTTTCCTCGGCAAACGCAGTGTCAATCAAGCCTTCTTATTACATAGACTAATGAAAAGGATTGCCGGAATACCATTGATAATCTTGGGAAATGTTATTTCTCAAATCATTAACTTTTTCAAAAACAGAGTTAGTGCCGATGGTGGCGTGTTCGAAGCTGAATCTTGTTTGGAGCCGGAAGTTGTAAGGTTGAGGAATTTGGGATTGTGGGATAAGGCTAGTTTGATAATTACTCCAAATGGGTATAAGGCTGGAAAGATTTATTCAATAAAGCCTAACAGCGGTGCAGCCGACCTCGTGTTTTCGCGATCTAACACACGCACACGCAGGAATGCTATTGGAGCAATAGAATCAATTACGAGCGAAGTTCCAGCTATTGATTATAGTTTAGGTAGTTGTCCAATTATTCCATTTGACCCCCAACGAACTAATTTAGTTCAAAACAATGAGACTTTAGGCGGATACTCGCTTGTCGGAGGTAACATTCTTTCGAATATTTTTACAGAAGACAGCTCTTCTGGCAACCACGTGGTAAATACGAACTTTTATTCAGGCTTCGCCGCTAATACCATATACTGTTACTCGGTAATACTTAAGAAGGTATCAGGAGGTACTAGGTGGGCAAAACTAAATGTTAGTGATTCTTCCACGGGAGAGGTTAGTTCTAAATGGCTCAATTTGCAAACAGGCGTACTCTCGGGTTCTGAATCTTATTCAGGAAATTGGTTGTCACTTGGTCTTACAACAGGTGTTATTAATCTACCAAACGGAAGGTATGTATTTTACATAACTGCGCAGAATAGCAGTTTAAATTCGTCATTAATTAGATGCTATTTTTCCGATTCAGGAATTTCGACAACTTATTCAGGGACTGGAGTTACCTTTGAATACTATTATCCACAGGCAGAAAGCGGTTCTTTCCCTACAAGTCGAATAATTACCGCAGGTGCTTCTGTTACCAGAGTTGGAGATAGGGTACCTGCTTTTATTAATTCAGGTTTATTTAGTGCTTCTTTCACATGGTACATTCATATTAAAAATAATGTAGTTTTTCCAAATCCTGGTACTCACCTAAATGGTCCTTATGTAGGAAATGGCACACAAGGTTTATTCTTAGCCACTACAGCCACCCCAGATAGGTTGAGGATATGGACACAATCAGCAAGTAATGTATACCAAACAACAACGGATGAAGTAAAACTTGCAGTTAAATCTAATGGAACAACCCTTGATGTGTTTGCTAATGGTGTTAAAGTTGTTTCGGGATATAGCTACCCTTTTACTTTTGACCGAATTGGAATAAACAGTCCAAATGTCCCGCTTTTCCTGCAAGGAATGCACCTATACGCAAACGCATTGAGTGATGCAGAATGTATTGCACTGACAACTTAATAACCTATGATTACGATTTATCTTAAATCAATAGAAGAAGCTGCCCTTTTTGAAAAAATCAATTCAATTATTGAGGGTTTTTCAGGAGGACCTGAGTTTAGTGATGGTGTGATTCACGGGCATTGGATTGGGAAGATTGCATTAACGTTCAACTTAGAAACAGGTGAAGTGCTAACTTGGGATGATGCTTTTCACGCAAACCTACTTGTCCCTGATAACTTTGACCTCTCTGCGCTTGATTGTTTTATTATTCCTCCTCCGAAAAATCCAGTTCACAAATTCGCATAAAATGGCAAAATCAATAACAGAAATTGAAGGAGAAATCGACGGAGCTTTTGAAGCTCAGTTTGGTTTTGATATAAATACTACTTCAAATGTAAGCGAGTGGAAAGGCCTTAGGGGCTTTGTTTCTCAAGTTTTATTCATCATTTATACCTTTTTTGAAACATTTAAAACAGAGGTTTCTGTTTTAGCGCAATCAACTGAATTCGGGAATAAATACTGGTGGATTAAAAAGATAAAAGCCTTTCAATTTGGCGACGCTCTTTTGGAGTTAGATGGTAAGTTATACTATCAAACGATTGACCCGGCAAAACAAATTATTAAAAGAGTGGCCGTCCCTGAAACCTTCAGGAATGGAATACTTGTAGTGCAAATTAAGGTGGCTAAAATAAGTGCAGGGGTCTCGGCTCCTCTTTCGTCTGAGGAAAAAACAGCACTCCTAGCTTATGTAAATGATATCAAACCGGCGGGCGTTTCAACTGAGGTTATTTCGATTGCTGCAGATGAGGTGAAAGTGCATGAAACTATTTTCTATGATGGTAAATTAGAGCCAGTTTTATTTGCTGCTAAAATGCTACAGGCTCGAAAGGATTTCCTTGCCTCAATCGAGTTTGATGGAAGATTCAATCTTAATCTTTATCGCGATGCATTAGAAGCGATTTCTGGTCCTGGTAGTGTTAATATTCATTCCATAGAAATCAGGCCACATGGCGGCGCTTATACCGCAGTTGGCTTTGATTATGGCGCAACCTCTGGACATTACAAGTTAATAGATTCTGATTGCGTAATTTCTAATATCCCAGTTTAATGAAATACGGATTTAACCTAAACAAACTGGTTAATTTACTCCTCCCAAATTGGATAAGAAGACCAAACAGAGTGAAGTTATACCTTTCACTCTTGGAGCCAACTAGGACGCTATATAACGAGTTTATTGAATTCAAGAGAGAAGTTGACTTTAAAACTCAATACTCCTGTCAGCAAAAGAGTTTAGAATCGTTGCTGAATAAAAAATTTGACCCAGTTTTAAAAAGAATCAAAATCATCACTTCAAGTGACTTGAAAGAGATTTACTATTCCTTCAATTCAGGAGAGGTTAACCCTTCACTAATTTATAGCAATTTTTCATCTGAAGTAATTAGCACTCCTAGATATAGTTTCAATTCAGAAGAGCTTACAAATTCATTTCGATTTGTTGTGAGAATCCCCTCAGCTCTTGATGAAGATTCAATCAAGGCCCAAATGAAAGCATGGGTTGATTATTATCGCTTTCAAAGTTTCAATTTTAAATTTTTAGTCGTATGAAGAAGGCTTATATAAATACAGGCGGCGCACCAATTATTAATGATTATTTGGTTCAGGCCCAAGATGGAATTTCGGTTGCCCTGAATGAACTAGCCAAGGGTTTTGGAAGTGCTTATTTTATTTCGGGATGTGTATTGAGTGCTGTGGGAACCACTTACTCTTTAACTGCAGGTTGGGCCTATTTTAATGGTGAAATTTGCAGGGTTCCCGCGCATAGCTGGGTTGATGCCGCCCCACTTGCATCAAATTCAATAGCAATTATTGAAGTGGTTTCAACTGCCAATCCATTAGCTTATAATAACGGCAACAGTTATGACCTAACAAGGGAAAATGTTATCAAGTTTAAGGCACGCGTAGCTGAGGCTGACCCAGTTTATTTTCAATCTTTTAGAACTTTTCCCAAAGCACTAGGAACTCTACTAAAGGGTAATTTTGTGGAAAAAGTTGGTATCCCCGCAGGAGGAGTAACCCTGTCGGCTTGGACAACAAACGAAGCTACTGACTCATTTTCAGTTGAAAAACTCCTTGACGGAAGATTGGTTTTTAAAGGACAATTAAACGTTGGAGATGGCCACTCTACAACAATTAACGGAGTTACTTATTGTAGCCTAATGGCAACCTTAGCAGCTGATTTTAGGCCATCAAGAGTAATTCACTTCACATCTGAGGATTCATCTGTTGATGACTCTTTGGCGCCAGTCGTAGTGCCATTGCCTGGGCAAAAGTTTGTTCTTTTCCCGGATGGGAAGCTTTGTATTAGGACTGGGGATGTTGGGTTTGGACTTGCGGCAGTTTTTAACAACCTCAGCGTACAGATTTAAGTTTATAGAGGCTAAATAAAGCCTCTGCCTTGTGTTTTAGACTCTGACCTCTAATAACACATAAAGGTGATAACGCACCACGACAGAGGCCAATGCCTTTTGTTTCCGGTGCGTTATCACCTTTTTTATTAAAGTCAGAGTCAACAAATATATTATGAAAACACCAATTTCTTATTACGGTGGAAAGCAAAGGTTAGCTTCCACAATTCTTCAATTAATCCCAAAACACAACCTTTACGCTGAGCCATTTATTGGAGGGGCGGCAGTATTCTTTGCCAAAGAAAAGTCAAATGTTGAAGTGATTAACGACACTAACAAGGAGATTATCAACTTCTACAAGGTAATTCAAACTGATTTCGTTTCACTTGAAAAAGAGATTCAGATATCATTGCATAGCCGAGACCTTCACCGAAAAGCCGAAGTAATTTATGCAAATCCTGACATGTTTAGCGAGCTGAAACGGGCGTGGGCGGTTTGGATATTAGCAAACCAAAGCTTTGCCTCCGGCCTAGACAAAGCTTGGGGTTATGACATTAAAAAAGGGTCAACATCGAAAAAGATTAAAAACAAAAAGGAATCCTTCACGATGGATTATGCAATTCGGCTTCAGGAGGTTCAAATTGAGTGCACTGATGCGCTGAGAATCATTGAGTCGAGAGATAACCCAGAAGCCTTTTTTTATTGCGACCCGCCCTATTACAATAGCAATTGCGGGCATTATGATGGTTACAGCATTCAGGATTTTGAAAACCTTTTAACGCTATTGAGTAAAATAAAAGGTAAGTTCATTCTTAGCAGTTATTTAAGCCCAGTTCTAAAGCAATACACTGAAAGTTTTGGATGGCATACAGAAACATTCGATTTTACTGTTAGTGTGGCTAATAACTATGGAAAACCAGGCAAACCAAAGACAGAGGTTCTGACTGCAAATTTTCCTTTAAAGGTTGTTTAAAAATAAAGGCGAGGATTACCTCGCCATTATTGAAATACTTCTTTTGGACAATTGCGTGTGCGTTTCAAATTCCGGACGATTGGTTTTCAAATTCCGGACAGTTGGTTTTCGCGATTATAATTCCGGCACAAAATGACCACCTTTAGTGGAAGTGTCATTCCTGAATAAACTGATATTCTATAACGCTTTCTTGAGACAAATTTAATACTGCACAAACTTGCTTTTCTCCAGGTTTAGCCCCATATTTATCCTACAGATTGTAGATAGGTTTTTTCACCACATCCCGACCCTTCGGGACTCTGACGTTAGCGGCAAGCGGGACAAAACGACCACATGACAAACAGACGTAAAATATTTAAATGGGTGGCAGTAATATTTTCTTTGCTTGCTATTCAGACATTGACATATTTTACCCTGGGACAAAAGCTACTTAAGGACAAACTATTACCCGACTACTTTGCTTCACTTACCCATCACTCAGACAGTGTTTTCGTTCGTGACTTTTACATCTCTGATTGTTATACTGGCAACACAAATACTTACACTTCACAAAATTTGAGTAAAGACGAAGAGTGGATAAAGTCAAAATTCAAAGTTAACTACGCGTTTTTCGAATCTCCAGAGCATTTCAACTGGACTGACACGACAGAGAAGAAATACAATTTAATTTACCATACATGGACCGCAAGACCTGATTGGGTTACGTTGTTTGGACTTTATAGTATGCGACAAACCGAAATACTACAAACAGACAACAAATATTTATACAAAAGAGAAGCGACTTACCATTGGCTTTTATTCTTTTGGTTACCGTCTTTTGAATGGTTTGAATCAACTGACCTAAACATCAATATTCACAAATGACCACAGACGACAAGGAAATGCCAGCCTCTAGCATTTACCGTAATAGACGAAAAAGTCCCATAAAAAAAGCCCCGACATGCTCAGCAATGTAAGGGCCTTTTTATTCTATTATGTGTTGGCCGATACCGGTGTCTACGCTAAGGGGCAAAGTAAATCCTCTGCTTCTTCATTTTCGGATTTTGGAAATGCGTTTTTACTCCGGATTCGAAATGCATTAAGCTAATTTTTCTCAAAAATAATAGCTCCACTAATCTAACCGGATTATCATCTTCAACCAAACACCCAATTTCAAGTTGCAGGTGATGCTTCCTGAGATAGATTTCATAACGCTTGCTCGAGTCAAAATGAATACCAATCAAACTTGCTTTTCTTGCGGTTTAGCCCAATGTTTACCTTGCAGTGCGTGGATACTCTTTGTCGAAGGCTGACCTGAATAGCAAGGCTCGACCAACCAACACTGCGACAGCCGCAGGACTGAAGGCAATGACTCTTTTCGTATCATATTCAAATCTAAACGTATCAAATCGTATCAAATCGCATTTGTGATTTCAACACTTAATCGCATCTTTGCGTATCAAATCGTATCAAAATGAACAACGAAGTCTACAATTTTAAACTGAAAATTGATTGGAAGCTGATAAAATTAATCAGTGAAATAGACCGTTTTGATGCAAAGTGGACTGCTATTGAACGCAGAGAGGGACTAACCCTCAGAGAGCTGAAAAGCATTGCTACCGTGCGAAGCGTTGGGGCTTCAAACCGTATTGAAGGAAACAGAATGAGTGATGAAGAAGTTGATGTGTTGCTTCAAAAAATTGATACTAAGAATCTAACCGACCGAGATTCGCAGGAGGTAGTAGGTTATTTTGAAGTACTGGACTTGATATCGGAATCCTATGAAAACATCGGCGTTACCGAAAGCCATATCAAAAGTTTACATAACAGTTTGATGAAATACAGTGCCAAAGACGAATGGCATAAAGGCAATTATAAGTTGCATAGTAATGCGGTTGAGGCCACATTTCCCGACGGCAAAAGACAAATCATTTTTCAAACAACCGAAGCGGGATTGGCCACCGAAGATGCCATAAGGGCTTTACTTAATTGGTATAATTCCGAAACAGAAGTACACACACTAATCAAAGTAGCCACTTTTGTCTATGATTTCTTGAGCGTTCACCCATTTCAAGACGGAAACGGCAGGTTAAGCCGTTTAATTTCAACACTTTTGCTTCTCAAAAACGGATATAATTGGATACAATACGTGAGTTTTGAACACGAAATAGAAAACCGAAAAAACGAATATTATCAGGTGCTTAGAAGTTGTCAAGCACAACGCCCAAACGAAGACGTAAGCATTTGGATACATTTCTTCTTGAATTGTTTGTCAAATATCCAATCGCAACTGCTGACGAAATTGCAAAAAAGTGGAATAGAAACACAGCTTTCGCCCAAAGAAAAATCAATTTATTCTATTATTCAAAACCGTCCGAACATCCAGTCGGGAGCAATTGCCGAAAAGTTGGCGATACCTGCACCAACTGTAAAACGCATTTTGTCAGAGTTGCTCAACAAAGGATTAATTGAAAAACAAGGAAGCGGACGCAATGTGAGTTACACGATAAAATAACAATGAAAAGGACCAATGATCCAATAAATATTAAAATATCCCAGCTACTAAAATTTAATGTAATAGACGAAAAAGCCCCGACATGCTCAGTAATGTCAGGGCATTTTTGTTCTATTATGTGTTGACCGATACTAGACACTACAATATGGGTGTAAGTAAACCCGCTGCTTTTTCATCCTCGGAATTTGAGAGGGGCTTTGGGTCTGGGTTCAAGATGAGATTTTCTCTTTACTGGTAAATCGTTCCAAACAAACATTTCCATGGCAGCATAATACTGCCTGTGATAGATTTCATACCGCTTTCATGAGACAAAATGAACACCAATAAATCTTGCTTTTCTCCCGGTTTACCCCCATATTTATCCTACAGATTGTAGATAGGTTTTTTCACCACATCCCGATTCTTCAGAATTCTGACCTAAGCTTTAACCTTATGACACGACATACAATAATATTAGTAGTTTGCTTGACACTGTATGGTTGCGGACAGTTGTCTCGTCCTGAAATAGGTTGACAAAAAATCAACTTAAATTAGGACAAGAAAAATGGAAAAGTACGATCAAAATT